CTTGCCGCGGGTTTGGCTTACTACATAGCAATTAAGAAAGCGCCGGACCGAATACAGCTTCTTAAAGCTCTGTACGAAGAAGAGATGCAGCGTGCGATGGATGAAGACCGGGATAGAGCGTCTTTCAACGTGGTACCTAGTTTAGCTTATTCCAGAGGTAGATAATGGGTAAGTTTGCTGTCGGCAAAAAAGCTTATGGCATTTCGGACCGTTCCGGCTTTCGTTATAGACTTAACGACATGCAGAAAGAGTGGACGGGGATGCTTGTGGGACGGGATGAGTTTGAGGTTAAACAACCTCAACTTAACCCTCGCCGCAAAGTTATTGACCCGCAAGCTTTACGCGATGCTCGCCCGGATAGGGTAGAACCTACCGTTATTTATGCAGGTCTTCCTTTGGTGACGGATCCTAGTTTAGGCCCAGTTACGGCCTTTGGGCAAGTTGGTAGTGTTACGGTGGTAACCACATGAGTTTTACTTACGATCAATTAAAAACGGCAATACAAGATTACACGCAAAACGAAGAAACAAGTTTTGTGAATAACTTGCCGGTTTTTATACGCGTGGCGGAAGAGCGTATTTTAAAGAACGTTCAGCTTACTCTTTTTCGTAAAAACGCCACGGCAAACCTAACGGCAAGTAATCAATATCTTTCGGCACCTAGCGATTTTTTAGCGCCATTTTCTTTATCGTATACCGACGCAAGTAACGACAAGCATTTTTTGGACTACAAAGACGTTAACTTTGTTCAATCTTTTAATCCGGATGCGTCCACTACGGGAGCGCCGCGTTACTACGCATTTTTTGACGTTAGTAATTTTTTAATAGGCCCTACTCCAAATGGCGCATTTGCGGTAGAGCTTCACTACTTCTATCGCCCGGCAAGTTTAACTTCCGGTCTTGGGGGTGGTACTACTTGGTTAAGTACAAATGCGGAAGTAGCTCTTTTATACGGTTGTTTGATTGAAGCCTATACCTACATGAAAGGTGAAGCAGATGTCATGCAAGAGTATGAAAAACGTTTTGTAGAAGCCGTAACATCTTTGAAGAACTTCGGCGAAGCAAAAGAAGTTACCGATGCATACCGAACCGGACTTATCATTAGAGATAAAGCTTAATTTAAAGAGGAAACACAAATGGCTATTTCACAGGCTATGGCAACATCATTCAAAGTTGAAATCCTTGGTGGAGACTTTGATTTTAGTTCAGGCACATCACAGGTCTTTAAACTGGCCCTTTACACGTCGTCAGCTACGCTAGGCGCAACCACTACTGCGTATTCTGCGACCAATGAGGTTTCGGGCACAGGTTACTCTGCTGGCGGCGGCACGCTGACTATTTCAGCAAATCCAGCTTCGAGCGGCACAACAGCGTTCTTGGACTTTGCCGATCTCACGTTCTCTACGGCAACTATTACTGCTCGTGGTGCGCTTATCTACTTGGCGAACGGCGGCACTAACCCTGCTGTTGCAGTTCTGGACTTCGGTTCGGATAAGACTTCTACGGCGGGTGACTTTACTATTGTCTTCCCAGCGGCTGACGCGAGCAACGCGATCATACGTATCGCTTAAGGTAGGCTGTAATGGCTGACGTTACGGTTCCACTAGCCGGTTGGGGATTCAGCACTTGGGGTACAGATTCGTGGGGCGAAGGTAATGCCCTGCCAGTCGCTACAGGTGAAGTTGGTTCCGTAACCGTAATTGAAGGCTTTGCGACAAGCGTAGCCGTTACGGGGGTTACCGCTAACTTTGTAATTGGCAATACCGTAGTACAAGGCGATAAGAGCGGCCTAGTTTTAGGTAACTCCGCTACGGGTGAGGTTGGTAACCCGACAGTTACGGGTACCGCTGTATTCTCGGTCACTGGGGTTGAAGGCACTACGGCACTCGGAAATTCGGTGGCAAGTGCTGCTGCGGACGTTTCTGTTACCGGTGTTGAAGGCACTGTCGCTCTAGGATCTGCCAATGTCCAGCAAGGTGCGGGGGTAAATCCCGTTGGAGTTCAAGGCACCACTGCTTTAGGTACGGTAAGCGTTACAGCAGATGCTATAATCCCTGAAACCGGCCTGCAAGCAACGTCGGCACTGGGCAGTGTTACGGTAGACTTAATCCAAGCGGTTAACGTGACCAGCGTTACTGGTACAGCAATACTAGGCCAAACTTCTGAAAATGGCGCAGGTATAGTCTCCGTCACAGGGGTACAAGCTATAGGACAGTCCGGAACAGTTCTTGTTTGGGGTGAAATAGTTCCGGGCGGAGACGCTAATTGGACGGAGATAGCAGCATGAAGATATTAAACGAAGCAAAAACCTTGGGCGATACAATAGACCCGAAGCATGAAATTGAAGTGGTATGCCATAATTGCGGGTATGATGTAGACGAGACGGAACTAAGCTCCGATACTTGCTCAGATTGTGGCGAAGCACTAAACTTACGACAGAATACAAAGATTTACGCGACTACAATACCCGCTGCCGGTGGCAGTACACTAGTATAAGTACTGGAGAAACCTAATGGCTACTTATGTAAACAACCTCCGCCTCAAGGAGATCACCACGGGTGATGAAGATGGCACGTGGGGCACCAGTACCAATACTAACCTTGAGCTGATTACTGACGGTTTTAGCGCAGGTACTAAGCAGCTTGCCGCAGACGCCGATGAAACCTTTACAATGCCTGACGGCACGGCAGACGACACCCGTTCGTTTTTACTCGCGTTTACTTCGGCGGTATCGCTAACAGCGACTCGCGTGGTTACGCTTGGCCCAAACACAATATCTAAAGTGTGGATTATCGACAACCTTACTTCTGGCGGCCAGATTATTACGATCAAGCAAGGCTCAGGTGCTACGGTAGACATTCCAAACGGCGCTAAGGTCATGATCGTCACAGACGGTGCGGGCGCAGGAGCTGCGGCTTATAATGCTAACCCCACAGCCGCCTCTGGCGGCACAGTAACGAGCGTAGGCGGTACGGGCACAGTTAACGGGATTACCCTGACTGGCACGGTAACTACCTCCGGCAACCTCACACTTGGCGGTACACTGGCCAACGTCGATCTGACTACCCAAGTGACCGGAACACTACCTGTAGCCAACGGTGGAACGGGGATTACTTCTTTTGGCGCAGGCATTGCAGATTGGTTAGGTACGCCTTCTAGTGCAAACCTTGCCACTGCGGTAACAGACGAAACAGGTTCAGGACTTGTTGTATTTAACGTAAGCCCCGCGCTTACTAGCCCCGCAATAACAACGGGAATCAACGACGCAAACACCAACGAAATACTTAAGTTTTCGGCTACAGGCTCTGCGGTTAACGAAATTACGTTAGCAAACGCTGCCACTGGGGGCCACCCATCTTTATCCGCCACGGGTACCGACACTAACATAGGTTTAGATATAGCCCCCAAAGGCACTGGCGAATTTAATGTCACCTCAAGCTTTATGTCGGGTGTGTTTTCGGACCGTGTATCTGTTATTGGTAATACGGGAACATCGCAAACCATTGACTGCGACGACGGCAACGTATTTACTGCGACCCTAACCGGAAACTGTACCTTTACCTTAGCTACCCCTAACGGTATCTCTAATAGGGCTACGTCGTTCACGCTAATTCTTACTAACGATGCCACGGCCTCTAGGACAGTTGCTTTTGCAGGCGGTACATTCCAATACCCCGGCGGTTCTGTTAGCCGCTCTACCGGAGCTAACGAGACAGACATTTGGTTCTTTTTCTCTCCAGACAACGGAACAACGTGGTATGTCACGTTACCCGCTAAAAACTTCTCTTAATTTAAGACAGCCGAGGAGGCTACTAGCATGGCACTAACACCAGAAATGCAAGCAACAGTCGATATGCAAAATGCCACAGAAAATAACCGCGCCGCCAATCAAGCCGCGTCTCAAAGTAAACAAGTAAAACTTGAAATGATGCGTATGGCTAAAGAAATACTAGTCGAAAATCGTCGTACTCAAGCTGCGGCGGACGCTACGGACATTACAGCCAGTGCCGTAACTGCCTTAGCTACAGATTTGACTGCATTTGTAAATAGTTAATGGAAGCGTATGCGTATTTCTCAACGCCTATATACCGTGAAGAGCGGTCAGAGTGGGTGGAAGAAACGCTAAAGCATACGCAGAAATACTATGAACAACTGGAGCCATCGGTAGTTAAACAGACTACGCACATGGCAAATGACCCCGATCTTGGGTACTTGACCTCTTATTTTCGAGATAAGGGCGTTAGTATTTTAAAGGATCAGGGTTATTTAACAGATGAGTATGAGTTTTACGTGTCTGGAATGTGGGGGCAGGAGTTTGCGTGTACTGGCAGTAATATTATGCACGTGCATGGGGATAGCCAAATATCGGGGTTTTATTTCTTAGAAGTGCCGGAAGGCGGGTCGTACCCTATATTTGATGACCCAAGACCGGGTAAGCGTATGGCAGACCTGTGGGCATCGCCTAGCGATCAAGTTACAATGGCTACGCCTCAGGTACACTTTAACAACGTGCAAGCGGGGACGATGATGCTATTTAACTCGTGGTTACCGCACATGATTACACCGAACCAATCTAATAATCCGACAAAGTTTATACACTTTATTTTGTCGCAAAACAAAAGGTTTGTTTAATGCAGCATTTGCTGACGCCGTACTCTAGAAAGATAGAAGCCTTTGCATGGTGGGAAGGCGCATTTACTGAAGAACAACTGGATTGGCTGCAACAGAAAGCTAAAGAAGCTACGCAAGAGGCTATGGTTGGTGGCGAAAATCGCGGTGAAGTTAACGATAAGATAAGGCGTTCAGAACTTAACTGGTTAAGCAAAGACCCCGAATGTGGATGGCTTTTTGAAAAACTAGCGCACGTCGCATCAAGCTTAAATTCAGACTATTTTGGTTTTGATTTAATCGGATTTGGTGAGCCTTTACAGCTAACTAACTACCACGAGGCTAGGCAGGGGAACTATACTTGGCATCAGGATTTTGGGGCGACTGGAATAGCGCGTAAACTTTCTATGGTGCTTCAACTTTCTGATCCTAGCGAGTATGAAGGTGGAGAACTACAAATACTAACCACTAGCCAAGCTACAAGTGTCCCGAAAAAACGAGGGACTATAACGGTCTTCCCCGCGTGGACACTACACCAAGTCACTCCGGTGACTAAGGGTACAAGGCAAACATTGGTAGCGTGGATTTCAGGGCCTCCGTTTAAATGAAAATAGAATATAAAGATTTTATTGGTGTATTTTCGGATGTTTACCCCGATGGGTTCTGCCAACATCTTATGGCAGAGTTTGACCGTAACCAAACTCTTGGCGCAGGCACTGACCGTCAGAATGGAGAGGGCGCAGACAAGCATCGAAAGGACGACTACCAAATTTTTTCGAACGGTAAAAACATAAATTTTGAGGACTTTGACGGCAAGAATACGGTAGATATGTTTTTTAATGGGCTTCAGCGTTGTTTTCAAGTATACGGAAACGAATTTTCTGTTATTAAAGACGTAAAAATAAACTGCAACAACATGAAAATGCAAAAGACCTCCACTGGAGGGGGCTACCATGTATGGCATGGTGAGCAAGGTAATGGACACCAAGCTAACAGGAGTCTTGTTTACATGCTTTACCTCAATACGTTACCTGAAAACGCTAACGGAGAAACTGAGTTTTTATACCAACAGCGTAGAATAAGCCCGGTTGAAAATACAATGGTACTTTGGCCCGCAGCCTTTACCCACGCTCATAGAGGTAACCCGGTTTACGGAGACAACTCAAAATACATAGTGACTGGGTGGTTTTATAATGAGTAGCTACCCGACTCTTGGTTACAAATCAGTGGATAATTTTATAGATGGAAAAACCACAAAAATAATTTCTCAGTATCTTGAAAATAAAATACTCAGAGGAGATTGGGATTCCGTAAAAGAAAAGACCGTACTACAGCCTAGCGTTTTTGAAAGATACGCAGACCCCTTGGCAGAGGTAATGCTTATTCAGTATCAGAATGCGGTAGAGCAACATACCGGATTGTTGCTTTACCCAACGTATTCTTATTGCAGGGTATATCAAGGAGGCGATAAGCTCGTTTCTCACCTTGACAGACTAGCGTGCGAAGTTAGTGTTTCAATTAACATTGCTTGTACAAAAGATTCTTGGCCCTTTTGGATTAAATATAAAAACAAAGCCTCCGAACAAATAAATTTAAAACCCGGTGATGCGGTTATATACAAAGGTTGCGAAGCTCGTCACTGGCGAGACGAATTGCCAAAGGGGTCAATAAATGTCCAACTTATGCTTCATTATGTTAGCCAGAACGGACCTAATTCTAGACACAAATTTGACAAGAGAGATGTTATTGGCTCTCCCCCTAGACAAAAAAATTAGGAGTTAATTATGCCTATAGGTACAAGTAAAGTAGGTTTGTTTGGTGGTAAACCAACTGTTCTGGCGGGAAGCGAAACTTTTAATTCTCCGGGAACTTTCACGGTACCGGACGGATTAGAAATTGTGGCGTTAACGGGTGTAGGAGCATCCGGTGCTGCGGGGAACCCCGGCAATAGCGGAGCAAATGGAGCCGGAGGAGCCGGAGGAGCCGGAGCAACACCCTGCCCTATTCCCGGCCCTGTCCGCCCCGCCCCTTGCTATGCTCCCGGAGGAAACGGAGGAAACGGTGCTAACGCAAATCCTTCCGGAACTTCAGGTAATGCGGGGAGTTCCGGCTCGGCTTCTACAGTTTTTTGTATTACCTTCTCCGGAGGAAATGGGGGCAACGCAGGCAACGCAGGCAACGCAGGCACCGGAGGTAACCCCGGAGTAGCCGGATCAAACGTCGCAGGTGTATCTTGCGGTTCCGCCGGCTGCAGCCCTGCAGCCTCGGGAGGTAACCCCGGAGGAGGCAATGGGGGCACGGGGCGGGCATACCGAAATGTTCTTTCAGGGCCAATAAGTGCATCCGTTTACTGCTCAAATGGCGGTGGCGGTGGCGGCGGTGCAGGAAGTTCTAACGCGGGGATCGATGGCACCGGCGGCCTTGGCTCACCGGGGGTTGGCGGGGCGGGTGGAACTTCTAGCGGCGGTGCCGGAGGGAATGGAAGCCAAAGAAGGGTTCAATGTAGCTCGCCAGCTAACTGCCAAACCACCCCTGCCAACAACGGTGGTAGTGTATCATCGTCCGATGGGGCAGGTGGCGGGGGAGGGGGTGGTGGTTCATTCGTTACCCTAAGTTGCGGATACGTCGCGGCAGGTGGCGGCGGTGGCGGCGGTGGGCGAGGAAGTGCCGGAAACCCGGGAAGTGCCGGTAATCCCGGCAGCGCGGGTACCCCACAAAGTCACAATTGCGTGCCAGTAAGCGTGGGGTGTTATCCCGTGACGGTGCCCACGAATGGACAAGTAAATATTTCTTGGAACACTCAATAGTATGACCGAAAAAGAACTTCAAAAAGAGATAAACCGTAGGCACAAACTACGCCAACTTGAAACTCTTGAAGCTAACGAAACGCGTGCACAATCTTTAACGGTGGGCACTGCGGGTGGTGGGAGCGTAGAAATTACAATGCGCAGCTCATCGGGTAGGTTTTTGTGGAACACATATCAACCTGTGGAAGTAGTGGAGTTTATAAATCAACTTGCGGCAGGGATAGGGTGCCATATACAAATTGTGCCTCGACAAGATTTTGCTAGTTGGCGGGACTGGAGAATAACTCCAGAAGAGTTAGAGCATGCTAGAGGCATACAACCATTTCAAGGCGTAGGCCATTCTCCACACCCTAAGATGTTGGGTAGAGAAGAGCATACTGCGGGTATGGCGCAGAAAATTGCACCCCTTAAAAAAGAAGTTCAGGAGCAAGAAAATGTGGCAACTAAGAAAACTGTCAACAAACGAAGCACTAAGCGAAGCCGGACCTCTTCCAAATAACTGGGGGCCTATCTTTGGTTTGCATGGTTTCCTAGACAAAATAGGGGATTTGTCGTGGGCAGGTCCCGCGTATGCCGACAAGGGTTGGGTTGAGCTTTCGTTAAGCAAGCAAGAAAAAGTAATTTCCGTAGAAGTTATGTCCCGGTTAGCCGTTAAAAAAGTGGAAGCAGAAAAAATTATAGGTTCTAACGACATAACAGTCGAACAAAAGGCAGCTTGGGTAAACTATCTTCTTTCTTTGGAATTAGTGCCGTTACAGGCGGACTTCCCGTTTGCGCCAAAAATACCGGCTCCACCTGTAATTTGATGGCTAAATACCGTATAAGATTTAACAAATCCCGAGGGCGTCCGGGTCGAGGTACAGAAGAACACGTTTGGCGAGTGCTCCAAGAGAATACAGAGTGGTTAGCTAGGCACGTTATTATAGAAGTGCCCTCTCGTAGCGAACAGGAAGGTCAAGATTGGAATATAGTGTGTGAAGGCACAATGTTGTTTTTCGGCGACACAGACACGGTGGTAATTACAAAATGATTATATCTAATTCAAACAACTTTGCTGTAACCCGTGCCCAAAAAACGGGCGGTGCCTCGCTTGAAATTTATTTTCTTGAATCGGGACTGGTAGATACAAACAGCGACATATACACACTTGAGGGCGGGTTTAATACTTGGGAAGAGTTTAAAGCTTATAGCGATGCCCATGACAATCTTAAGTATTCAGAGCTTCCCAGAGATTTGTACGGGTATGATTATCTTAAAGACGCACAAAAAACCTACCATGAAGTAGTAGCTGATGGGCAGGCCCCGGCCGATATGCCTTGGGTGGGTACAATACGTCACCCATTACATTGGCTTGCATCCCTCTATTACTATGCAAACGTGCGAAGAAAAATAACCGCAGCAGAAAACCTTAAAAAGTACGGGCAATACACTAAAAACGATCTTGATATGGCACAAGAAGTATCCGAGCCAGACGCTTCATTTGATTTTGTTTTTGATAAGCATTGGACGAACCCTAATGTACAGGATAGCTTAAAAGCACAAACAAGCTACTATCCAGAGCACGTGCAGCTATTCAATATTGAAAACATACATGAACACGCCACAGCTTTTATAACAGCCAAAGGCGGTGCGGTAACGGAACGAATAGAAGTGCGTAAAAGCGACAACGACCCTACGTACTACTTGGATAACCTTTCCGCCGACAGAAAGCAACGCGCTTTAGATATATATGCAAAAGATTTAGCGGCTTGGGAAGCAGCATACGCTATTTATAACTAATGTTTATATCTCGTTCTAACAATTTTGTTTTCATAAGAGTACCCAAGACCGGCTCTACGTCGGCTTTGTTTTATTTTTTAAGCTCGGGGCTTTACGACTCTAGCAAAGACACGGTGGCCCTTGAGGGTAACTTTTACTCGTGGGAGCAGATGCAGAAATGTTTTGTAGATCATCCCAAAGACTACTTAGAAAAAGCCCGACAAGTTCCGTTTATGGATTTGGTTGGTATAAATAGGGAAGTGCACTCGTCATATTCCGAGTTAGTCAAGGAAGGGAAAGTAGACAAAGGGATGCCGTGTTATTCGGTGGTTAGAAACCCTATAGACAGATTGTGCTCTATTTACTTTTATAAAAATAAGCAAGGAGACGTGGCGGGTAAGGCCCCAGAAACAGAAAACGTTAACGAGTTTTGCTATAAAGCTTGTATTAAAGGCGAAAAACTAGACCCCGAGCATTCAAGTAATTTGCAGTCTAGTTATTTCCCAGATCATACAAAGCTATGGAATATAGAGAACTTACATGAACACGCGGTAGCAGACATAACTGCTTTGGGGGGCAAGGTCGGACATCCGATACATGTGCGAAAAACTAATCCGGACCCTATAGATTACCAAGCACTCTTGTCTCATGAAGTGGTTCAGATGATAGAGTTAAAATACGCTCAAGACTTTGTTCTTTGGGAAAAAGCATACGCGGTGTACAATTAAGTAGGGCTAGATAGTAGTAGGAGAACCCATGAGATGACCGAGCTAGAGCTAGAAGCAATGATACAGCGTGCTGCGGAGGCGGGGGCTAAAAAAGCCTTACGTGACGTGGGTTTACAAGACGACGACGCTGTTCATGACATGCGTGAAATACGCGACCTTCTAGACTCTTGGCGGTCGGCCAAACGTACTGCGGCAAATACCGTGATTAAGACCTTTACCTACATATTCTTGGGTGCCCTGCTAACGGGGTCCTACTTTAGTTTTTTTAACAAGCCTTAGGTGCGTATTATGAGCCACTTCCAGACCGCGCTAGTTGCCGAGGCTGTGGATGGTGGATGGCGGCTACACGCCCCATTGGTGTACTATAGCGACGTACTGGGCCGTACAGTCACTGTGCCTGCGGGCTATTACACTGATCTGGCGAGTGTACCCAGAATATTCCGGTGGGTAGTGCCTGTGGCAAACGCGAAAAACCGCAAGGCTGCCGTGGTCCACGACTATTTATGCACTCACGGAGACGGCGTTGTTAAGAACCAGAAACAAGCTGATAAGGTATTTCGTGAAGCATTAAGCGTACTAGGTCTGGGAAAGTTTAAGTCAGGCGCGCTTTATTACCCCGTGCGTATGTTTCAGTCTATTAAAGGGTGGTTTAAATGAGATTACTTACTTTAGGTGCAGTGCTGCTTGCACTCCCTGCTTGTACGCAGTTAAATAGCCTAGAAATTACCCCTGAAGATAACGCTATGGCGTGTCTAAAAGGTAGCACTAATGCTGCCGGTGGGTTACTAGGTGCAAACGTCGCGGGTATTACCGTAGAACTACCTTCTTCTGTGGATACCTCCAACTGGACTGCACAAGACTGGAAAGAGCTAGCCGAGCTTTGCGACTAGTGGGAGAGTTTACGTACTTCTCGTTCGGTGAGTTTGCTTGTACGCATACAGGTAAAAACCTCATTGAAGAGGACTTTGTACTTAGACTCGATGAATTGCGCGGCCTGTGCGGGTTTCCGTTTGTTATAACCAGTGGGTACCGCGACGCGACACATCCAGAAGAAGCACGTAAGACAAAGCCCGGTACGCACGCTCAAGGCATAGCCGCCGATATAAGGGTAACTAACGGAGCACAACGCGCATTAATTGTTAAACATGCGTTAGAATTGGGCTTTAACGGTATTGGAGTGGCTAAGACCTTCGTACACGTTGACACCCGCCCAAGCACCCTTGTTATGTGGACTTACTGATGGCCTTTTTCAAACTTACATTAGCGCCCGGCATTGACAAACAGAACACCGAATACGGTGCTGAAGGCGGATGGACGGATGGCGACAACATCCGTTTTCGTTATGGAATGCCAGAAAAAATTGGTGGTTGGACTTATTTTAACGGCACTGCAGATTACTTAGTGGGCTTTGCTAGTTTCACGTTTTCTTGGAATAGCCTCGCAGGGACTCCCTACCTTGCCGTGGGCACGGACCGGAAAATCTACGTAAGCTTAGGTGGTGCTTGGTACGATATCACTCCCCTACGAGCCACAACCGCTGCCGGTGACGTGACGTTTGCCGCCTCTACAGGCTCGCCTATAATAACCGTGACAGACGCCTCCCACGGAGCGTCACAGGGGGACTTTGTTACCTTTAGTGGTGCAGCAAGCCTCGGCGGGCAAATCACCGCTGACATCCTTAACTCCGAGTGGGAAATCACCGAGGTCACGAACTCAAGCACCTACACAATCACTGCCCCTGTCAATGCTGACGGATCAGACACGGGTAATGGCGGCGCTTCAGTGGTAGGCGCATATCAAATTAGCGTAGGTTCTGACACTAGTTATTTCGACTTCGGTTTTGGTACAGGAACATGGGGCGCGGGTACGTGGGGTACTCCACGAACTGAAGTGCAGGTTGAAACGCTCAACGCGCGTATTTGGCATTTCGATAACTTTGGCCAAGTGCTGCTTCTGCAGCTTGTGGATGGGGAGCTATACCAGTGGAATCCTTCCGACGGCGTAGATACTCGCGCTTCACTGGTTTCTGGTGCACCGACTAAGAACGGCTACATGCTAGTTTCTAGTCCAGACAGGCATTTAATTGCCTTAGGCACTGAAACCACAATAGGTGACCCTGACACTCAAGATCCTTTGTTCGTCCGATTCTCCAACCAAGAAGACATTAACACTTTTGCCGAGTCTGCTACGAACACGGCCGGTGGCCAACGGTTATCCGACGGTAACAGGATTCAGACAGCAGTCAGGGCGCGTGGACAGATACTGATATTGACCGACACGTCTCTTCACGGCATGCAATACATTGGTCCTCCGTACACGTTCGGTTTCCAACAGCTAGGCAGCAACTGTGGTGCCTTGGGTCCAAACTCTGCGATAGAGGTTAATGGATTGGCTTTCTGGATGGGCCACGAAGCGTTCTACGTCTTTGACGGTACGGTGAAAAAGCTTCCCTGCACACTACAGGATTACGTCTTTGACGACATCAATCTGGTGCAAGAGGATAAGGTTTTTGCTGCGCTGAACTCTGACTTTAACGAGGTCACGTGGTTCTATTGCAGTTTCACGTCGGATTATATTGATCGGTGTGTGACTTATAACTATCTTGAAAACGTCTGGTCTGAGGGTACGTTAGCGCGTACTTCTTGGCAGGACGTGGGGTCGTTCCAACTTCCCACGGCTTCTGAGTATTTCCCTGAAAGCACTGAGGCTACTATAGGCACTATTTACGGACTCACGGCCGGTCGAAGCTTAATATATAACCACGAAGACGGTGTTAATCAGGCAGACGGCAGCGCGATTACGGCCTTTATCGACTCTGGTTACTTTGATATTGGCGACGGCGACAACATGATCTTGATGCGGCGGTTTATCCCTGACTTTAAGAACCAAGAGGGAAACCTTACGGTAAACCTGTTATTGCGCGCCTACCCACAAACCACCGCTAGTCCAAGTTCCTTGGACCCCTACGTCATCACGCCGACGACAGACAAAGTGGACACGCGGGCTCGCGGGCGGCAGATTGCGTTGAAGATTACCAGTGACGAAGTCGATACTAACTGGCGCTACGGTACGCTGCGCGTTGATATTCAGCCGGATGGTCTGCGATGAGCAAAATACAGAACGTCCGACTACCTGACGCGGCGACAGGCGACTACAGCCCTCAGCAGTTTAACCAGTTGGTGCGTTCGCTAGAGCAGATTGTTCTGCAACTGAACTCTAGTTACACGCCGATAGTCACACAGAGCAAAAGCAACGCTCGGGCATGGTTCGAGGGGACATAAATGGCAGATAAATATTTTCATCAGAGACTTATCCCTGCAGCGGCGACCGAGACAACGATATACACGGTCCCTGCTGCAAATACGGCGATTATTAAGTCCCTGCGGGTGACCAATGCCTCCGGCAACCAGTCGGATATTACGGTAAGCCAGTACGAGACATCGGGTGGTGCAGCAGGGTATTTGTATCATGCTCAAGCATTAGCGCACAGTGCAAGCGTTGACGTGTTTGCAGGTGTTCCGTGCATTTTAGAAGAAAGTAACGTCTTAAAGGTTACTTCGACACGAGCCGATGTGACTTTTTACCTGTCTTATCTTGAAGTGGACAGGGACTAATAATTGCTTGATAATCAGCAGTAATTTCGCGCTTCGGGCGCGCGACCCTGTGTGGTCCTACTTAAAAAATTAAGGAAAAGATCATGGCAGAAGCGATGCAGGGAGCTATGCCCCCACCTCCCCAAATGGGTAATATGAGCGCCGAAATGGCCGCCGTAGAAGAGATGCGAAAGCAGGTCTCGCCCTCCGAAGTGAACAATGAAATGCTCATGGCGGCAGAACAGGCCGACCCTATTGCCGTTGCAGAGTTCAGACGTGAACTCGAAGAGATGGAAATCCCGCCGGAGGTGCTTGCACTTCTTAATACGATGGTTGATGAGGTTCTCGCCGACCCCGCTAACTACGCCGCTATCCGCGAGCGTTACATGGCGCAGGGCGTAGACGAGGAGCTTCTCCCTGAGGCGTTTGATGCTCAGCTATTTGGCGCGTTACAGGTTGCGCTTGATCAGCTTCGAGCTCCTGACACAATGGCTCCCCCACAAAACTTCGCCAAGGGCGGTATCGCAAGCCTCCGCCCAATGGCTCAGGCTATGGCCGACGCAGGCCGTAACGGCGACACGATGGTCGCCCATATTAGCCCCATTGAGGCACAGATCCTAAAGCGTATTGGCGGTAGCGGCACGACTAACCCTACCACCGGCATGCCTGAGTTCTTCCTGAAGAAGCTATTTAAGAAGATCGGTAAGACGGTCAAGAAGTTTGCCAATACGACGATTGGTAAGATCGTTATCGGTACGGCCCTGTTCGCAATTGCCGGTCCGGCAGCAACGGCAATATTTGGAAGCACCGCTGCCCCTGCTTTGGTTGCCGCTACCAAAGGTTTCGTAGCCGGTGCAGGCTCGTCTCTTATTGCAGGTGGAAACTTTAAAGACTCCCTGAAGGCAGGCGCTATTGGCGCGGTAACTGCCGGTGCAGTAAGTGGCGTGACCCAAGGAGCAAGCGCATTTAAGTCTACTGCAGCGCCTACAGGTGCTCCGGTGACTACTTCTGTCCCTGCGGTGGATAGCACAGCGGCACTTCCTGATTTAAGCGCTACAGCGGCAGAGACGGTGGCGACTGGCGTACCGATGCCCATGGACCCCTTTGCCGCCAGTCCCACAGGAATGCCTGTTGCAACGCAGCCTGTCGTACCCCCTATCCCCGCAGCACCTCCTATACGGCCGGGCGACCCCTTCGCTGCCTCCGGAGCGCCTGTTGCTCGAGCGCCAGTCCAAAGCGGTGTTGCTTCATTGCCCACCACGCCTGCAGCAGGTCAGCAAGTAGCCGCTACAGGCGGTCAAACCGCCCCATCAAGTTTCTTTGGGAACATAAAGGAAACCTTTGCTCCGGGCGATGCGACTTTTGGCGACAGAGTAGAAAGCCTAAAAGACGCGTTCTCTCCCGCTGCGCGTCAGGCGGCAGGGGCGGAAAGAGCACAATTAGCAGGCAATAAAGCTTTTGGCGATACGTTAGATCAATTCGCACAGAGGGGTATAACTGAGAACACTCAAGGTTACGCGACAGCGGTTAAGGCAGCTCAAGACGCCGCTTCTGCCGCAGTGGCGGCCAATACTTCGGGGGCAATATCCAACTACCTACCTCTAGCCGCTGCAGGCATGGGCATCGCCGGATTATCTGGAGCGTTTAGCCCTGAGCAACCACAGCTACCGCCCGGCTTTGAAGGTATGACGGATGCGCCCGGCCAACGACTGCTCGAGCAGTACCCTGAGCGTTACGGCCTGAGCTTTGGCGGCGTGAATACCATGTCGCAAACTGCTCCTTATCAAATGTATCGTCCCTACGGTGCCGCGAAAGGAGGCAGTACGTCTGACTTCCCACGCAAGAATGGCCACATAAGCGGGCCGGGCACTGGTACGTCCGACGACATCCCCGCAATGCTCAGCGACGGCGAGTTTGTATTCACCGCCAAGGCAGTACGCAACATGGGCAACGGATCACGGCGCAAGGGCGCTAAAAAAATGTATGCACTTATGAAGAATCTAGAGGGCCGCGCCAATGGTTGATATGACCTATTCAACCCAGTACGTACGTGAAGCGCCAGAAATTGAAGCGTACAAGCTAGGACTAATTAACGAGGCTCGAGACCTTTACAATCAGCCTATGTACCTGCCCGCCGTTGAGGCCGCAGGTCTTTCTGGCACTGAGCTGCAGGGAATTGACTTTGCCAAGCAGGGTGTTGGCGCGTTCGAGCCTTACATACAGGCGGCATCTCAAGGCGTCACCCAAGGCATGGACCTCACGCAGCGTGGCGCGTTAGCGGCAGGCGCTGTTGACACGACGGCTCAGTATCAGGCCGCTCAGGACATGATGGGTCGCGCAGTCCCTGTTATTGGTCAAGGTATTGGCGGTATCTTAGGTTCTGCTAAGGCATATGACCCAAACCAAGCCGCCTCTTACATGAACCCTTACCAACAGCAGGTGACACAAAACGCTCTTGGTGAGATGCGCCGTCAGGCGAACATCGCCCAGACTGGAGCCGCCGCACAAGCAGTGGGTGCAGGTGCTTTTGGCGGGACTCGAGAGGGTGTTCAGCGCGCTGAAACTGAGCGCGGCGTTCAGGACTTGATGCAGCAGCGAATCATGCAGGACTACGCCAACAACTACGCGCAGGCACAGCAGGCGGCAATGCAGGGATTTGAATCTCAGCAGCAGCGCCAACTGGCCGGTGGGCAGGCGTTAGGTCAAGCCGGAATGCAGTTCGCCAATCTCGGACAGGGTATCGGCGGTTTGACTGCACAACAGGCAGGCGTTGACATTAACAAGGCAGGCGCATTAGGCAACCTTGGTAGCCAGATGGGGTCGCTTGGCACGCAATACGGCGCATTAGGTCAGGCTTCACAGCAACTCGGCGCGGCAGACACAGGTCTGTTGATGGGTCTTGGTGGCCTCGAGCGTCAAGTCGAGCAAAGCCAGATCGACGCGATTCGATCCACCCAGATGCAGGAAGCGATGGCTCCTTATCAGCAGCTTGGTTTTGTTTCAGACATTTATCGTGGCGCACCAACCACCTCAATGGCACTTACCGCCCAGACCGCACCTAGCGCGAGCCCGCTGCAAACAGCGGTAGGCTTGGGAGTAGGCGCGTTGTCCACGGCAGCCGGTGCACAGAAAGCAGGGTTATTCTAATGAAAGATGAGCTTCAGATGGTTGATGACGATCAGGTCGAAAACGTCGGGATTATGTCCGGCTTTATGGACGAGATCGACGAGTTAATGGAAGAGCTCTCTGGCGAGGAGCGAGAGGAAGGTGACGACGCCGACATGGCGCGGATGATGGCGCGCACGCCTGACTCACCTGAAATCCTCATGAATAACCTTCGTGGTGACATGCGTTCGATTGACGCGCGCCGTGAGGAGCTTGCCGATTTGGTTGGATTCCGTGAAGCAGAAGAAACGCCTGAGGGTGTTCTTGCGTTACTGCAGCCGGTTCTAGCGCAGCAGGCCGCGCCCGCTATGCCGATGCCTGCACCTATGCCACAGGGCATGCCTCCTGAAATGGCCGGAATGGCACCACCTCCTATGCCCGCAGGTCCTGCACCTGCGATGGGCGGTATTGGTGGATTGCCCATGGACCAAGGACCTGCGCCTATGGCGATGGCTAACGGAGGCATGGTCCAGTATTTTCAAGAAGGTAGCGGCGAGGAGGGCGTTACCCCAAATAGTAGTGCCTACCCTCCTGAAATTGTGGCAGCAGCCATAGAGCGTTATAAAGCGATAATGAATCAGCAGCCTGAAACCGTGCCTGATTTACGGGCCGGAGTAGACCAGAATCTGGCTTTGTATCAAGACATTCTTGGCAGTGACCCGAAGGATACGCAGGCTCAGATGTTGTTTGACATCGGTCAGGCGGCGCTCGGCTATGCCGGTAACGTAGGTCCTGACGGGCAACCACTTCGTGGTTCTGCTGCGGCAAGACTAGCAGGCGCTACACGAGAACTGCCCGGCCGTATCGGTCAGCGTGCAGCAGGCATGTCCAAAGAGGCGCAAGCGCTTAAGATGGCAGCACTGCAGGCAGCCGAAGCTCAAAGGAGCGCGGCTCAGGAACGGAATGTGAAGCTTGCCGAGCGTCAAGCCGACATCTACGGCGACATCGCCACGCAGAAGCCTGCTAAGCTTAGCGCATATGAGGAAAAGATTCAGGACCTCATGAACACTATGGAAATGACTCGACCTGAAGCGGTAGAGATGGTCAACACAAGCACGTTTATTGAGCCTAATTCTGGAAATACCATTAGGTATAACCCGATTACTCAGACGGCTGAAGTGATAGACGTGGCGTTCCCTGAACCTCCGGCGCCTCCTACGACTCCGCCAGAAGTTTCTGCAGAGGATTTATCCTTTGACGTAGGTACGGGAACAGGTGCATTCGCTGCTGTGCGAAACCTATACAGCAGCACGCTTGGTCAACTGCCGTTCTTACCTGCAGCACTTAAGACAGAGGAGGCAGCGCAGAGATTACGTTTCCTAGAAAGAGACGCGATTTCGTCACTTGCTACGACCTCTCGCCCGTCTGTTGTGGAACAGGCACGTATTTTGGCCACTATACCTCAAGCACTTGATTTTAGTCAGAACCCTGAAATCGCACAAGAAAGCTTGGCTAACTTCGTAGACCTCATGGGTCAGGTGTATGTTGATGACGTGAAGTACAGTAACGACATTTCAAACCCCAAAGGCGAACGCGACAAGTCTGAAGCTAGGGCTCGAGCAGTACAACGAACCATTGGCTCTCTATTACGTCCAGATGCCGCCGAGCTATACTTTGACACCGTCAATAATGCTGTAAAAGTCGATGCAGGAAAGTTTGGTGAGATGTCCAAAGAGGAATTGATGGCTGTAAATGTGGCAGAGCTAGAGGGTAACACTCTTGCTGCCTTCATTACTGCTGCTAAAAAGTTTCAATAAGGGTAATTAGTAATGGCTGATGAAGAAAAAGGCGTTACAGACGCAGAGCAGCAACAAAAAGACCTTGCTCTAGCCCTACAGCTACAGCTCTCGCTTGGCGACGGCGCTCCTGCTCAACCTGTTTCTGCAGAAGAAGCCTATATGGCCGCTAATTACGGTCCTCTTGAAACCGCCAACCGCATGATGGCCCAGACTTTAGATACCTTGGTTCTGGACTATCTCCCCGACAAGTGGAAAAACAAGCTTGCTGACATAGGCATAGGCTTTCCTGCGGGATATGAAATGCCCGGCAAGGCAGGTGCAGCAGCCAAAATGATAGGCACCGCCGCCCCGTTCGTTGCGGCGCCTGTTCTTGCGGGCAGGCAATTAGCACAGGAAAGCGCTAGGACACTTGCACGTCCGGGCCCTGCGCGTAAGTTGTTAGAAGACATCTATAGGACTTCTGTAACAGCGCCTAAGACTTTTTACGGCTCTGAAATAGCTGCCGCAGGCGCCGCCGGAGCAGCAGGGGAAGCCGCAAGACAGGGTGGAGCAAGTCCTGAAATGCAAGTGGTGTCTGAGCTTGCCGGAGGTTTTGGGGCAGGCGCTATACCCACTATGATACCCAGAACTGCACAGCGCTTAGTTCAAGGGGTTAAAGCTAATCTAGCACCTTTCACCGAGGCAGGCGGAAGCATTCGTGCTGCGCGTCAAATGCAGGAACGGGCAGGTGGTCAGGTTCGCGCGTTAGAATTAGCGGATGCTTTGGATGATGTGCCAGAAGGCGTAACTCCGGCACAATTTCTTGGTGACAATGTTTTAATGGCCCAAGAAGCTCGTCTAATTGCAGACAACCCCGACATAGGCAATGCAATTGCTGTTGATTTAATGGCTGCGCGACGTGCCGCGCAGGAAGAGCTTGTTGACTTAAGGGGGCAGCCTCGAACTCGACAGGAATGGGAGCAGGCGGTTATTCAGCGTGTTACACCGCCGGGCACTACAATTACCAAAGCTCAAACCGACGAGATGCTTAGCGAAGCATACAAGGCCTTCGATCCTTTTTATGATGCGGCAAGAGGGCTGCCTGCGCCACTTAATAAGTTAACCCGTTTAGATGTAATAGACTCAACTGACACGCCCTCTATTATCGCAACCGATGATCAACGAACGGCGGTGCGTAGATACCTTGAGGATCTGACTACTGCGTGGGAATCGCCCGGCTTTAACGAGCCTCGAGCGCGCATGGGAACTACTGATGACCTGATTGACATGCGTAGCAAGATTAGGGCCGAGCAACGAGCTCAAATGCGCGCAGGAAATCTTGAGCGGGCCGATCTTTTAGGCGCTGCTGAAAATGTAGTCAGTCAACAAATACGAAACGCAGTAAGCCCAGAAACCGCTGTTCGACTTAATGAGGCAGACAGGCTTTATCGTCAGTACAAGGTTATCGAAACAGCCATCTACAACAGCGGCGACAATGTTCTGACCGCCGACATGGTGTCTGAAGCGATTCGCACAAGCGGCCTTACAACTCCTTCGCGCTATGCTCGAGGAGAGATTGAAGAAGTACAGAAGTTACGTGAACTAGCCATTGCAGGCAGGGACGTAGCAGAGTACTTGGGCGACCCTGAGCGTGCGTCACTTATGGTCAGGGGGTTAGACGAAGACGGTAAGAGCGCCGTTCAAGCGGAGTTTGTAAATGCTCTTATTAAAAGGGCAAAGCCTGACGCCGCTGAAATATCAGACGGCATGGTGCTTATATCTGGAAACAAATTAACCCGAGACATTACCGAAAACATAGAGGTAATGCAGGCACTGGGTATGGGTCCAGAGGATATTGGCCGAGTAAGAGATATCGCCAATAGAGTTACCATGATGGAGAAGAAAAGCCCTGCAGCAGTTGCGAAACTGTTTGACGATGGGCCGTCTACAGTCATGGAACTACTTGCCAGTGTGGTCGGAGCAAAGCAGGGGTCGAACCTCGCTTCAGTTGCTGACATCGGCCAGAGCCTTGTACTTGCACAGTTCTTCTCTAACCGGGCCCGTAGGTGGTTAACCAAAGTAACTTCCGATAAAGCAGCTCAGCTTTTAAAAGACGCCGCCACAGATCCTCAACTGTATCAGGCCTTGCTTAGAAAGAATGTTGCGCCTGCCGATAACATTAAAGCGGCCAGATACATCGAAAGCTACTTAGCCGCAACTGGTCAGCTCCAAGCTGAGGAAGCAATGGACCTCGATGAGCCAACCGACCAAGAGTTGCAGTTCGCACCGTTCGAGGCAAGTACCCGTGGTCCACGGAGAACGCCTAGCGCACCACCAACACGTGGCGTGCCGGGCCTTGGTTCAGAGCAACCGGCTCCCGCTGCACCTGCCGTGGCCCAAGGACCTACGGGTCAAAGCAGCAGGGACATGCTCGAGCAGCTATTCCCCTTTGGCTAATGGCAGGCATAAAAAAGGCCCCTAGTTAGGGGCCTTTTCTTTATGGGCAGACTACAGTGTAGGTGTTGTCTTCATTCTTACTGATGTCGCCCGGACATAAATAACCAAAGTCATAGCCCTCGGCTAAATCAAGCTCTCGATCCCGAGCAGCTATCCTCGCTGCCTCTTCGGCCTCTACTGCCGTCTTATAGGTTCTCCAAGAAACCTTACATCCGCACTCGTGCTTCAATGGCTTGGGATAATCCATTTTCTTTCTCCTGTATTAATTTTAAAGAACGGCCATCTCTTAGATGACATAGTCATTGTACTACACTTTACTACTTAATGCAAACATCTATTTTTCACTACTGTTGTGGAACTCGTCAACTCGACGCATCCATAGGTCCTTATAACCTTGGAACTCGCGGCCTGCGGTGGAGAACTCCGCAGTGCTGCCGTCTGATCTAACCGCCATCAACACAACTGCATTGTCTATTTTAGTGCCGTGCATTTCATCGTGCGCTAAAGCGTACGCCGCTAACTGGCAGAAGTAATCCTCGATCCACTCCCGCTTCTTCGGCTTGTTGCTCTGCTTGAAGTCGATGATGGCAGGCTTGTCTCGATAGACTCCGACTAAGTCCGTGGTACCCGCATACTTCTCCGGATAAAACAGAGAAACCTCAGAGCCCCAGATTTCATTCACGTTGTGAAAGTATCGGTTGATAATCTTGTAGCCGAGCTCGTAGCCCTTGCACATCTCCCAGTTCGTCGGGCGGGGCAGGTCTCGATACGCGACCATCCGTTCAATGACCTCGTGCAAGTAAGTGCCGACCAGTGACGCCTCGTTTTTAATACGCTCCGCCTCTTCCTCACCTACGCGCGCGACCCACGCATCAAGGCCCCCTTTATCTGCTTTGGTGGCGGACAGGATAGTCGTCACGCTTGGCAGTTTCTGCTCGCCGTAGATATACCGGCGGCCCTCGGGCAGGTCCTGACGTTGCAGGGAGATGTATTTAAATTTCTTTCGCAGCGGGATTAGATCAACCAATCTTTCATCTCCTCGCCAAGCACTTCGTTGGCTATGTCAATTTTGGAACGCAGGGCCTTGACTATCTTCTCGTCGACCGTGCCCGGCACCATAAGGTCCACGTAGGTAACAGACTTTGTCTGGCCGATTCGATGCGCGCGGTCTTCGCTCTGCAAACGTACCTCGAGGTCAAAACTGTTACTATAATACACAACTGTATTCGCTGCTGTGAGCGTAAGTCCGTATCCGCCGGTCCTTGGGTTGCCAACAAAGAACCTGAGCTCACTGTCGGGGTCTTGGAATTCACGGACCACGCGCCTACGCTCTTCGTCATCGGTGTCACCGTAGTAAGTGCCGACAGCGTTCATGCCGTACTCTTTTGCAAGCGCAAGCTTGATGGCCTCGATGTCGTGGCGGTAGTTCGCCCAGATAATAACCTTGTCTGATGTCTCTTCGACCACGGACAAAAGTTCGTCCATTCGTTTGCTTGGAATGCTTATCTCGGTGCCGTCGTCGAGCTTCGAGTGGCCGCAGGCTATCTGATGCAGACGCATGATCTGGGTCAGGGCGTTAACGGTCGTCGTCATTCCTTTGTCGAACAGGGCCAGAGCAAGAGACGACATCTCGTCGTAGGCCTTGCGCTGCTCTTTGGTTAACTCGACCTCACGCTTGACGAAGACCTTGGGAGGCAGATCGAGGCACTCCTCTTTGGTAATGCGGTAAGCGAATTTATCAAGCTTCTCTTTAAGCTCGTCGAGCTTGCGGTAACCTACGATCTTCTTAAAGCTGTGGCTGCCCATGTGCTTCTCAACAAGAATCGCATAGCGTGCGCGGAACGAGTAAAAGCTCGGTGCGTTCAGGCATTCCTCTGACAGGAAAGCGCATTGTTGGTACAGGTCCATAGGCGAACGGGTAACCGGCGAGCCCGTCATGATCCGTCGATAAAGAGCCTGCTGCCCGACTTTCAGTACGTTCTTCGCACGCTTGGCCGTTGGCGTTTTGATCGTAGTGCTCTCGTCGATAGACATAAAACACTTGGTATACATTGCAAAGCGCTTTGCATACTCGAAGCCCTTAGTGGTCGACAGGGCTTCCACGTTCATCACGAGAATCTTTAAATCCTCTGTAACCTCCCACAAGTTTTCAAGCTGAGCCCTCTCCGCTTTACGTGGGTTAGGGGTCCAAAGCGCCGTGCGGTGAATCACGTGGTCAGGCAAATGCTTGGGTAATTCTTCATCCACCCAGTTACGATAAACACCCTTCGGCGCTATGATAAGTGCCGAATTTATTTTGCCCACGTCATAAAGCATGGCCAGATTGTTAATGACCATGAACGATTTACCAGTACCCATGTCAGCAAAAAGCGCTGCTACAGGCCTTTTCCAGAACTGTTCTAAATATTTTTTTTGATGTGCAAACGGTTGATTTTTAAACCGATAGCGATCAATCCACAAGTTTTCCACAGCTTATCTCCTTTCTAGGTTTGCTTTTCGGTTGACACCGACTAGCTAACGCAGTGTATCATAGCGCCTCGCATTTGCGAAACAAACCAGAAAGGAGAATGAAATTGCCAAAAGTATTTGTTGTTTCTGAGACCCAGAAACATAATATTATTCCCGCAGCCGATTTCGGTGACATCGAAATTGTTCTGCCCCCTAATCAAGCGCAGGTTATTTTCTCGTCCGGTCCGACTGTACAAAGAGTCAAACGGGCGCTAGAAGATTTCTGTGACGACGACTACCTCTTGTTTATTGGTGACCCGACCGCCATTAGTATTTTAGCTGCAGTTGCTGCCGCTAAGAACTCCGGCCGGTACAAGGCGCTGAAGTGGGACAAGCAGGAGCGCCGGTACTTACCTATACAGATCGATTTATTTCCACATAGAAGGGATAACGACGATGATTGATTTTGAAAAAGACGCAGAGGCGTTAAAGCTACAAGACGACGATATCGAAGGTATCGCGGCATTAGCAAAAAGAGCTAAAGAGTTAGAGAAAGAAGTCGAAGACCTTGAAGCGGTCACGAAGGAAAGAAAGGATCAGCTTAGAAAATTAACCGAACAGTCCATCCCTGAAGCATTAACCCAAGTCGGCATGAAAGGTTTTGTGATGGATGACGGCAGCAGGATTGAGCTAAAGGCTTTTTACTCTGCCAGTATTTCTGCCGCACGCAGAGCCGAAGCGTTCCAGTGGTTACGCGATCACGGCATGGACGACATCATTAAGAACACTGTCAGCGTCCGATTCGGACGTGGCGAAGACGAGCTCTGTTCTCGTCTGTTAGAGATTCTTGGTACGCAAGGCTACCCTGCCGAGCAAGCTGAGAAGATAGAACCCATGACCTTGAAAGCATGGGTGAAGGAGCAGGTCGAGCGGGGCAATGAATTCCCAACCGAACTGTTTGGCGCCTACATGGGCCAGAAAGCAATCATTAAATCTTAAAGAGAAAAGGAAAAAGGAAAAAGAGACATGGCTAAATCAGCAGAAGTAGCGGTAAAAGGTAACACAGCCGTCGCATTAGCGGTGAACTTCGAAGGTGACGCGCAGAGCGGCTTCGAGCAAATGGATCAAGACGATTTTGCTCTACCGTTCTTACGAATCCTGACAAACATGTCGCCAGAGATTGGTGAAGTCGACGGCGCAAGCCCCGGCATGATCTACAACTCAGTAACAGGCGAACTGTTCGACGGTAAGAAAGGCGTACAGGTTATCCCCTGCACGTACATTCGCCAGTATATCGAATGGGCACCACGTGGATCGGGCAGCGGTGGACCGTTGAACATCTACCCCGCAACAAGTGACATCCTGTCCCGCACGCATCGCGAGCCGGGCGACAACAAGGATTACACAGACAGCGGAAGCTACATCGAAAACACAGCAAATCATTACGTAATGATGCTCGACGAAGCAGGCGTTCCAAACCCTGCGCTAATCGTAATGAAGTCCACTCAGCTCAAGAAGTCACGCAAGTGGAACAGCATGATGATGTCGGTAAAGCTCACCGGAGCTAACGGCATGTTTACTCCACCTATGTACTCACAGATTTATCGACTGACTGTCGCGTCTGAGTCTAATGACAAAGGCAAGTGGCACGGTTGGGAAATTGAGCGAGTAGGCAGCGTTGAAGATGCAGGCGTTTACGAGACTGCAAAACAATTTGCTGCAAGCATCGGTGCAGGAGATGTAAAAGTGAAGCACCAAGATGAATCGAAGCCTAGTACAGGTGAGGAGTCACATAGTCACTTTTAAGTCTGACGCCGGAGGGTAAAACCTCCGGCCTTTACCGAGAAAGAAGAATGGAAAAGCTAGATAAATTCATGGCCATCTTCGAGGGTTTGCACTGCGCCTACGGCACCTATCGAATCTCAGGTGAGCCAAACGAGAAAGGCAAGAGTACTGGTCAGGCGCTCGTGGTACGCAAGCCGCCGACCAAGGACCTGTGGCAACGCCACTTTGACGGGATAGATCCGTCACTCGGAATCATTCCAATACGCGCCGACAATAGCTGTACGTGGGGCGCTATAGACATTGACCAGTACCCGCTAGACCTACAGGCGCTGATCGAGAAAATTAAAAAGCTTGGGCTACCGCTCGTGACGTTTCGTAGTAAGTCGGGTGGCGCGCACGTCTACTGTTTCACAAAGACCCCTGTGCCTGCAGGAGATATGCAAAAGTATCTGACTGCATGCGGTGGCCTGCTCGGTGAAGCAGGGCGTGAGATATTTCCTAAGCAATCTGAAATCCTAGTCGAGCGTGGTGACACCGGCAACTACCTTAACCTGCCTTATTTCGGCGGAGAGAAAAGCCTGCGCTATGCGCTTAAGGAAGACGGTAACAGCGCGACGCTAGATGAGTTCTTCGCCATCTACGAGGCCAACGTGCAAGACGCTTTGGTTATGCCTAAGCCTCCCGAGAAACCAGACACGCCCGTAAAGGACGGACCGCCATGTCTGCAGGCACTCTGCTCGCAGGGCTTTCCTGAAGGCTCACGGAACAATGGCATGTTCTCTGTCGGCATCTACCTTAAGAAAGCTTTCCCTGTTGGGTGGGAAGACAAGCTGATGGAGTACAACCATAAGTACTTTAATCCGCCTCTCGGCCTGCAGGAAATTGCGCTGATACAGAAGCAGCTCGATAAAAAAGAATACCGCTATAAATGCAAAGACGATCCTATAAAATCATTCTGTAACCCCTCTCTGTGCAGGCAACGCAAGCATGGCATTGGCGGTGATGGACCAGACAGCCCGCAGCTCACGTCACTGAGTAAGTACGCAAGCGAACCGCCACTGTGGTTCCTTGACGTAAACGGCAAGCGCATCGAGCTCGAGACAGAAAGCCTGTTCAATCAAATGTTTTTCCAGAAGGCCTGCATGGAGCGGCTGAACGTCCTGCCGCCAACAATCAAAAAGCCTGACTGGGAGCAGCTTGTAAATGAACTGCTAGGTGAGATGGTTGAGTTGCAGGCCATCACCGAGGCAAGCGAAGACACCACAATCACCGGCAGGTTCGCTGACCTTGTTGAAGAATTCACGACCCACCTGCAGCAGGCAATGGACCGTGACGAGATTCTCATGGGCCGTGTCTGGACCGATGAAGAGAACGGCGTTTGTTATCTACGGATCAAGGACCTCGAAGCACACCTGAAGCGCAATAACTTTGGCACGCTGTCCGCGCCTAAGATGGCGCAGCGGTTACGTGAGCTCGGCGGTGAGCCAAGCGTCATAAAGCTTAAGGGTCGCACGGCTCGAGTGTGGAAGCTGCCTGTGTTTGATAAGCAGGATGCTCCATTCGATACGCCTACCAACAATGACTCGGTGCCGTTCTAATGATGACTAAGGTGTTCGGCCCGCCGGGTTCGGGTAAAACTACGTTCCTTCTTAACGTCGTTGAGAAGGAGCTCGCCGACAATACGCTATCGAGCCAGATAGGTTACTTTTCGTTTACTCGCAAGGCAGCAGGTGAGGCCCGTGATAGAGCGATCCAGAAGTTCCCTAGCCTGAACGCCGAGACTGACTTCCCGTGGTTTCGCACGCTACATAGTCTTGCCTATCATTGCCTCGGAGCAGGGGCCAAGGATCTGATGTCTGCAGAGGATTACGCGACGTTCGCAAAGGAAACTGGTCTCGAGGTATCAACCTCGCTAGAGGGCGACGAGTATATCGTGCGCGCCGACAACGCAATTCTGAACGAGATAAACATCGCACGCATTCGAGGCATAGACCTGCGGACACATTACAACCGCAGCAACATGGACATCGAATGGTTCTATTTTGAGTTTGTCGAGCGCGCCTACCGCAAGTTTAAAGCGGCGCACATGCTGATGGATTTTACGGACCTGCTCGAGAGACTGATAGAGCAGGACGAACGCCTGCCCTCACTCGAGGTACTAATTGTCGACGAGGCGCAAGACCTATCACGCCTGCAATGGAAACTGGTTATGGCATTGGCAGAGAAGGCGGACCGCACGTTTGTCGCAGGAGATGATGACCAAGCGGTATACACGTGGTCCGGTGCTGACGTAGAAAGCTTCCTGTCCTGTGAGGGTGAGGTAAAGATTCTTGAGCAGTCCTATCGCGTACCGGCTAAGGTCCACTTCCTTGCAAACTCTATCGTGAAGCGAATCCAGAACAGGCAGGAGAAAATCTGGGCGCCACGACAAGAGCAGGGCGAGATAAATTACTACAACCAATTCGAGCAGGTGGATATCAGCAAGGGCGAATGGTTAATCATGGCGTCCACGAACTACATGCTTAACGAGCTGCACAACTGGATCAAAAGCCAAGGCCTTCTCTTCGAGCGTAATGGACAACGGAGCATTGCCGATTCGGTGGTGACCTCTGTCATTGGTTGGGAACGGTTACGTAAGGGCCAGTCGATTGGCTACGACGTGCTGCGACAAGTCTATAAGAACTTGCCTGCTTCCTCGATAAAGCGCGGGTTTAAATCGCTAAGGCATGCGGACCCCGAGGCTATGTATGACATGGCCGAGCTAAAAGCTAACCAAGGGTTACTGACCGATGCAATCTGGCACGAAGCCCTGACCAAGATAGGCGAAGACAAACGCGACTACCTAATCGCTGTGCTGAGGCGTGGTGCGAAGCTAGGCGTTAAGCCTGCGATACAACTGTCCACGATCCACGGAGCTAAGGGCGGAGAGGCGGACAATGTTTTATTGCTCACGGACCTGAGCCCTAAGTTTGCAAAAGATTATGCGAAGAACGCCGATGACATTAATCGACTGCTCTATGTGGGCGTCACGCGCACAAGGCAATCCCTGCACATTGTGCTTCCAAAGAATGAAGAAAGAGGATTTAGATTTTGAGCGAATGGACCCCACCACAACATTTTCCTGACCTGTCGGAAGCAAAAGAGATTGCCATCGACCTCGAGACCTGCGATCCAAACATGGAGAAGTTCGGGCCCGGTTGGCCACGCAACGACGGGTTTATCGTCGGCTACGCCGTCGCAGTAGACGGGTGGTGCGGCTACTACCCTATCGCACATGGCGGTGGCGGCAACCTCGATAAAAGAATGGTCGAGGCATGGATCACGGACATTCTAAAACTGCCCTGCCCGAAGGTGATGCATAACGCAGCATACGACTTGGGTTGGCTACTGGCGTCAGGGTTCGAGGTTCAAGGAACAATTATCGACACGATGATTGCTGCAGGCCTAGTCGACGAGAACCGATACAGCTACGCACTAAACTCTCTGGGTTTCGATATGCTCAAAGAGATTAAGTCAGAGGAGCAGCTCAAGAAGGCGGCTGCAGATTTTGGCGTGCACCCAAAGAAAGAGCTCTGGAAACTTCCGGCGCATTTTGTTGGCGCCTACGGCGAACAGGATGCGGCACTTACGCTGAAGCTCTGGCATCACCTCGAGACCCTGCTAAGGCAAGAAGAGGTCGAGTCCATCTTCCAATTGGAAACTGAGATACTGCCTGTGCTAGTGGGTATGACGCATAAAGGCATTCGCTTTGATAGGGAAAAAGCAATAGAGCTCACCGAAGAGCTCAAGAAGAAAGAGAAAAAGATGATTGCCTTTATCCGCAAGGAGGCGGGCGTCCCTGTCGACATGTGGGCAGCGGCAAGCATTGCCAAGGCCTTTGATAAGCTGAACATTGGCTACCCGAAGACAGACAAGGGCGCGCCAAGTTTTACTAAGTCCTTCCTCGAGGGATGCGAGCACCCGATTGCCAAGGCCATCGTTGAGGTGCGCGAGATAAACAAGACGCACAACACTTTCCTGCAGCCGTACCTCGATGCAAGCGAGGCCACCGGGCGAATCCATTCGCACATTAACCAGTTGCGCGGTGAGGGCGGCGGCACGGTCACCGGCCGACTGTCCATGAACCAACCGAACCTGCAGCAAGTGCCTGCACGCCACCCAGTTATCGGTCCAATGGTCCGAGGTTTGTTCTTGCCTGAGGAAGGCGAGCTCTGGGCGGCCAACGACTTCTCGAGTCAGGAGCCCCGCCTACTGGTTCACTATGCGAGCCTGTTGAAACTGGATGGCGCCGGTAAGATGGCTGAGGCTTATCAAGAGGACCCCGGCACTGACTTCCACCAAATGGTCGCCGACCTTGCAGGCATTGATCGTAAGCAGGCCAAAACTATCGGGCTCGGTTTGATCTACGGCATGGGCGTTAAGAAGCTCGCGGTAGAGCTCGACATGCACGACGACGAAGCGAAGGAGTTGATTCAGACGTTCCACGCCAAGGTCCCGTTCCTGAAGTCAACAATCCACGCGGTGCAGAAGCGCATTGAGTACCCTGCCTCCGGCGGATCGATCAGAACATTGCTCGGCCGCAAGTGTCGCTTTCCTTTGTGGGAACCAATGGCGTGGGGAATCAACAAAGCGCTGCCCTACGAAGAGGCCGCTGCAAAGTACGGCACGCGAATCAAACGCGCCATGACCTACAAGGGTACCAACAAACTAATCCAAGGAAGCGCAGCGGACCAGTGTAAGAGCGCCATGCTTGCCCTACACAAGGCAGGGTTCAACATCATGCTGCAGGTGCATGATGAGATAGCCCTCTCTGTAAAAAGCCGTGAAGAGGCTGAGGGGGCCGCTAAGATCATGCGCGAAGCGGTAGAGCTCGCCGTGCCAAGCAAGGTAGACGTTGAGGTTGGGCCCAATTGGGGCGAATCAAAGTAGCAGCGTATATTAGAATACTGTAAGCTTCATATACCAAACCAGAAAGGAGAAGACTATGCCAACAGGTGTGTACGTGCGACGACGTGTCCACAAGAATCGAAAGAGAAGACCAAAGGGTTACGTGCCCCCTCCCTCGCCGTCTAAGCGAGAAACTCCGTGGGCTAACCTATGCGTGCGGGCAGAGCATTACGCGATGCTGCGCGAGTTAGGAGAGTTCTACGAGGCGCCCCTGAGCAAGATCGCAGGCTCGTTGATCACGCGCCATTTCATTGAGCTGTTGAGAGACAGTGACCCCGTCAAAGCCCATGCACTCGAGCAGGAATACAAAAATGAAAAATACAGTAAGCAGCTCCTTGACCTTGCCGGTTGAGGTAGTTTACGAGATCCTACCTGCTGAATTTGGGCTACCGGAACAAGTCGATATTGTTGCGGTAAACATCACAGTAAGAGGGCCCTCTGGGCGCAAAAGAAAGGTCGACGTTCTGGCAATGCTAGACGAGGCGGAGGTATTTAGACTTGAAGACGAAACCGATCAGACAGGAGAATGAAATGGTAGTCTATAAAATAGGGCCTAAATGGTACAAATCCATGGTCACGGTTGGCACGACAAAGCACACTTTTTTTGGGTACAGCCGAGAGGAAGTTGCAGGCCGAGCTAAGCAGGAGATTGAAAAAAAGGAGACGCGCAATGTTTAAGCGACTCAAGGCTAAGCTGTTAGGCCAGAAGCCACTGGACCATGACGAGATTATGTTCGCCTACATGGATGCGGCCAAGCACGTTAAGCCTGCACCGCTGTTCGCTAAGGACTTCGCGAGGCTCATCGAGGCCAAGCACGGCATCGTTGGCACGTACAAGACGGAGCCGATGAACTATGACGACTGAGGATTTAAGCAAGAAGCCCTGCCCCTGCGGCGAGACGATGGGCCAGATAATAGGCCACGACGAGAATGCTCAGAAAGAATTGGTGCCCGTGCGACGAGGTTGGTATTGTTTTAACTGCAGGCATTGGGAAGACGCCATCTTACGGGAGAGGATCGTTGAAGACTATTGAAGAGTTCAGCAGATTAGTGGTGGAGATGTACGACGAGATGTGGGCCGTGGTCGAAGAGATGGAAGACACTCTCGGCATCGGCCCCAGTGAGCTCATGTGCGTCTTGACTAATATGCTGTGCGACACGGCCCAAGGATCAGGGATCAAGAAAGAAGCTTTCCTTGTAATGATGGAAATGCACTACGACGTGGACAGAAAACACTACGACGATGAGATAGAAGAAGGGCCCACGGTCCACTAACTTGTTGATTTTATTGGGTAGAAAAAAGTAGTTGACGGTAGTATTAAAAACGTGAGACGATTCAGTTGTCGGGTTGGCCGACACCATACAGGAGAAAGATATGAACGGTTACATAGCGCTTTACAAGGGTAAGCAGATTGAAGTCTACGCTGAAACCTCCTATGCCGCGCAGTGCAAGGCTGCCGCTGAGCTAAAGGCCAAAAAGCAATATGAGGTCTCTGTTTACCTCGCCGAGAAAGCAGGCGAGCCTGTCGTTCAAAACCCCGCGATTCTTTAATACAGGAGAAAGACATGAAAATTCAAACTGAAGTAGGTTCCATGGAAATTAACTTCGATCCTAAGAAGTACAAGACCAAGGCAGGTGCCGCCAAGGCCTTTCATAAAGCCCTGTGCAAATTTGCGAAAGAGGTGTACGGGCAAAACCCGGATATCGAAATCTTCATCGATACCCCAGAGGAAAGCCAAGCCCGTGGCTACGGCAAAAATTGGCGGGTCTGTTGGGAAGCGGGACCTTATGAGTGGGCCATCGGCACTTCAATGCAGTTACATAATTACTTCAAGGGCGGATGGTACACCGAGCCTTACTACTCATTCGACTTGTGTTTCACTGAGTAGTAAAAAGTAGTTGCAGGTGGTCTCGCATTATGAGACCATCTCTTTGTCGGATTGGCCGACATCATACAGGAGACAGTCACATGGCATTTGCCCCTTCAGCAGTTTACCCCATCCGCGAAGGCGGATCGTTTGTCGAGAAGCAGTACGGTAACTTTTTCGAGTACGACCTCCACGGCGAGGACACCTTCGCCGGATACCCTCACCGCGTCTGGGTCTCTGATGCTCCTGTAGATGAACAAAACGATTCAGGATGGCGCTACGCGCTAGTCAAAAAGACCGTGGCCTATATCGTCGTCGACGAAGACGAGAGCGGTCAGCCGGTAGTTCAGAAGTGGTCGATCAAGGCCCACAGAATTTACTCTAACTAGAAAGGAGAAAGATTATGTTTGACATCTACTGCCCACATTGCGGCGAGCCTCACGACCAAGACATGCTGCATGACCCTGCCGATTACGGCGCCCCTGAAGGCCTGAGCTACATGCAGGCTGCCGCTCTCTTCAAGCAGCACGGCTGCGGTCTATTCAAGGCTGAGCCTAGCCCCTGCAAAGCACCGGCGGTCCTCGAAGAGGATCAGCTCGCTCAGATCCAAGCAGGAATTGAACTTTCAGAATACCCAGACGAGTGGTGTCTGGACTACGTTTAAACTTACCGGCCCCTACGGGGGCCACATACAGGAGAATCCCATGCAAGATTTCATCGACTTTATCGATTACGTTAGCACTTTTTACGGCCCCGGCGGCGTCTATGACATGGGCGTTACGCGCCTAGATGTTGCCATCGCAACCGGTTACTACCTCAGCGGAATTAACCTAAGCGACTTCGCTGCTGACAGCATCGACCGCGGGCACGTTCGCGACGTGCTTATCGAGAAAATGGGGTACACTTTCCCCGTAGGAAAAAGTAGTTGCGCTGTCTGATCAGTGTGCTAGTATTCGTTTGTAGTTTAATTTAACCGATACAGGAGAAAGACAATGTCAGCCTATTTATGTGATCCCAAAGATTTCGCCCTGCTTGCAGCGTATGCTCTTAAGCCCGGCGCGCCACGTCACTTCGTTAACCTCGATCAGAAAGAGTACATCGACATCGTGATTGCTGCAGACATCGCCACGATACTTGCCAAGGAGAACATCAAGTCTCTCGAGGCCCTCTACCCTAAGTACGGCGTTGCCGGTGGCTTCCTCTGCGGCACTCTCGAAGAGTTCCTCGCCGAGGTTAAACTTGCAGCCAAGGCCCGCTACGATTACAACGATCTCGTTAAGATTAAAGAGGTCCTCAACTCCTTCGACTATCAGTCATGCGAGCACCCAGAATACCGTCAGTCTGACGCCTACCACCTAGTGCGCGGCATTAAAGATCAACTCCTCTCTGAGTTCGCTTATCGCTACGAGCTCGCACAGGAGGCAGCGTAATGAGAATCCTACTAGCACTGGCCGCGCTCGTCGCGGCCCTTGGCCTCGCCGGTACATCCGATTTTGAAGAAGCACAGCAGCAGCAGGATCGCTACTGTGAGTTCGTGGCCGACGGAACATGGCCCCCGTACAACCCTGATATCCAATGCAACTAAGGACCCACGTATGAAAATTGAAACAGGCGTTCCACTACCCGAGTCCTCACGGGCTCGCAAGTACCCCTTCCTCGAGATGTCAGTAGGCGAGTCAGTCTACTTCGACGGCGAGGAAGTAAACGGGCGCGCTTACCGCGCTGCTATGTCAACCGGTCGGCGCCACAACCAAAAGTATGTCGCTCGACGTGAGGACAACGGCCTCCGAATCTGGAGGGCTGAGTAATGTTAGACGTTGACGTGCAGGAAATTGTAGACAGTCACCTCGAGTTGATGAAAGTTGTCGATAAAGTGGAAGTGATTAAACTTTTAAAAACGGCCATCGAAGAGCCTAGCGGTACAGTCGACAATCTTGTCAACTATCTGCATAAAGCTCGGGTGGATTCTTACAACATGGGCGCAGGAAACACTGACCCCGTTAATGGTTTAACCAAACGCCACGGAGAAAAATAATGAGCAAGGGAAGCAGACCACGCCCATTGAGCGTGAGCAAAGAAAAGTTTGACGACAACTTCGACCGCATCTTCGGCAAGAAGGCCAACGTCGACACCCTCACGATTCGTGTGTCAGGGACCACGGCTCACGGGTCAACCCTGTCGCCAGAAAGCACCGTGCTAGAGCTCAGCCCGAAGGAGCAGGATGAATGACCACGACCCGAATGGATGTTCTTACTTTATCTGAACGCGCTCTCTTACGTGCAGAATTAGAACGTCAGGTACAGGAATACAAGGACAGCGGCGGAGTGATAACCGTTTGTCCGCCACGCGCATTTAGCGAGGTTGACCCTAACGCTCCCAAGAGAAAGTTTGATCGCCTCATGCGACCAGACTCGTTAACCGATCCAACCAACCGAGACATCGGGGCGCATCGCCCTGCTCACAAGAAAGGAGAAGACGCATGAGCCACAGGCAGCAATACGAACAGCAGGTGTTTATGATCGCTCAGGCGCTTGTAGAATTAGGCAAGCACACGAACAAGTATGAGTTGGCTCGTGATGCTGTTGAAATAGCTAAGCTCGTCAAAGACGAGATAGAAAAATCTATTCCAGACCCATGGGTGTTAGGTGGAGATAAACCTGAAGGTTGGGAATAAATCATGTATGACTACCAATGCAAAATTGTCCGTGTTGTCGATGGAGATACTGTCGATGTTGATATTGACCTTGGGTTTGATACTTGGCGTTGCGGTGAGCGCATTCGTTTGTACGGTGTTGATACTCCAGAGTGCCGCACACTCGATGCTGAAGAAAAAGCTGCCGGGTTCTTGGCGAAGGAATTTGTCGAGGACGCACTGCACGTCGGAGGAACCTATCGCCTCCAGACAAAAGAGAAAGGAAAGTTCGGACGGTACCTCGGAACAATCTACCTGACCGACGACACCTCGATAAACGCTGCGCTAGTCACCGAGCATTTGGCAGTGCCTTACACTGGGCAAAACAAAAATGAAATCCAAGCGCAGCATCAAGCTAACTTTCAGATACTCAAGGACAAGTGGCTCATATGAAAGCGTGGCCGTGGGAAGTAGTACAGGAGGCCTTCCGACTTCGTGATGAAGGCGTTCCTAAAAAATTAATCAGCCGCAAGCTCGGGCCGTCAACACACACATTGAACGACTGGTTTAATAGACCGGGTTATCTGGAGAAAATAAATGGACGACGAAAAAGCAATCCTAGCGTTGATCTCAACGGTAATGATGCACGCGCTGCTCGGCAGATCGAAGCGCTCTACCGATCAACTGGCACGTGAAGCGGTGGTAGTTGCTGAGCAGCTCATCGACGAAATCAATCTCACCATGGAGCACCGCTGATGTTTACCTCAGCCCTAGCCTGCCTAGCACTGACCATTTACCACGAAGCCCGCAACCAAGACCTGCAGGGGCAGGTCGCCGTCGCACAGGTCGTCCTCGAGAGAGTCTACGACTCACGCTTCCCTGATACCGTGTGCGGCGTCGTCACCGACGGCGGAGAGGTCCGCAACCGCTGCGCGTTCTCGTTCTACTGCGACGGCCAGTCCGATAAACCTCAAGACGAGCGCGCCTACACCGTAGCGCGGTGGATCGCCTCAGGCGTCCTCAGCGGCGTTGTGAAGGACGTTACGGGTTACGCCACGCATTATCATGCCTACTACGTTCGCCCTGACTGGGCCCTTACAATGCGTCCTACGGCCGTCATAGGCGATCACCTGTTCTATCGAGAGGGTGCAGGCGCCGAGGACCACGGACCTTATGTCGGACGGCAGTAG